GTCCACAAGTTGATAACAACTGGGGTGACCCGTACGTGATTGTTCGCGTGCAGATCTCCAAGCCACAGTTTATTTCAACCGTTAACGCTATTTAAGGGGAGATGACAAATGGCAGCTCCAATGAGAAGTACGGACTTCCGCTCAATCGTTGAGCCAATCCTCAACGAGTGTTTTGACGGCGTCTATGACCAACGTGCGGATGAATGGTCTACCGTTTTCCGCGAACAAATGGGCATCCCCCGTAACTACCACGAAGAACCCGTTCTGTACGGCTTTGGCGCGGCTCCCCAGCTACCTGACGGTTCGCCCGTCTCGTACCAGCAGGGCGGCGTGCTGTTCCTCCAGCGCTACGTTTACCAAGTGTTCGGTTTGGCATTTGCGTTAACGAAAGTGTTGGTCGAGGACGGCGACCACATCCGTATCGGTCAGGTCTACGCCAAGCACTTGGCGCAGTCGTTGGTTGAGACTAAAGAGCTCCTGTGCGCTAACATCTTGAACCGCGCGTTCAACAGTAGCTACACAGGCGGCGACGGCGTCTCGCTCACCAACACCGCGCACCCAATCGTAAACGGTACGTTCTCCAACCAATTGGCCACCTCCGCCAACTTGTCGCAGACCTCGCTCGAGCAGATGCTGATTCAGGTTCGCCAAGCCGTGGACAACAACGGTAAGAAGATCCGCCTTCAGCCGCTGAAGCTGGTCGTTGCCCCCGGCAACGTGTTCCAAGCCGAAGTCCTGCTGAAATCAGTTCTGCGCACTGGCACCGCTAACAACGACATCAACCCCGTTAAGTCAACCGGGTTGTTGCCTGAGGGTGCTAGCGTTATCAGCCGTCTGACCTCAGCCACAAACTGGTGGGTTCAGACCGATGCACCAGAGGGTATGAAGCTCTTAATGCGTCGGGCGCTTGAGAAGACCATGGAAGGTGACTTTGAAACCGACTCTATGCGCTACAAAGCAACCGAGCGTTATATACCGTCGTGGACTGACCCACGTGCGATGTACGGAACGCCCGGTGTGTAGCGGACTGGTATAGCACAACGAGGAATGGTACAATCCTAGGTGTAACAGCCTAGGAGAGTGAAATGCCAAGTAAGTGCTATGTCATAAGTTGCTCTAAACCGTCAGTTGCAAATGGTTTATGCCAGATGCATGACAAGCGTGTAAAGCGACACGGAGATGTAAATGCAGGACATTCTGACGATTGGGGTAAACGTGAAAAGCACCCAGCTTACAAAGCTTGGTGTGGATTGCGTCGATACCATCGTCAGAACATCCCGCCAGATTGGGCTGATGATTTTTGGAAATTCGTATCAGAAATTCCAGACAAGCCAGAAAATGGAAAAGCATTTAGATATGATGCATCGCAGCCTTGGTCAAAAGATAATTTCTATTGGCGTGAGCCACAGGGATTATCAGAGGATCAAAAGCAATATGCTAGAGAGTGGCATCGCAAATCTCGTGAAGTCAACCCAGATTATTATTTTGATCAAGACCTACGTCGGAAATACGGTGTTGATCTTGAGTGGTACAACAAGAAACTTGCTGAACAAAATGGTGCTTGCGCCATCTGTAAAAATCCAGAAACAGCGAAGATTAAAGGACGGACATTGCGTCTTGCCGTTGATCATTCGCACAAATCTGGGCAGGCAAGAGGATTGCTTTGTTTAGCCTGCAATCGTGGACTGGGGCTGTTCAAAGATAGTATAGATAGTTTAAAGTCTGCAATAAATTATTTATCCGATTAACCCCGAGTGGTTCAAGCCACAGGAGTAATAAAATGCCTCAGTATTCAGATGACCTATTCTTAGGTACAGCCCCAACTTATATGGGCTTGGCTAAGAACGCAATTAGCTCAGTTTTCACCGGAACAATTTCCGGCACCACCCTTACTATTACTGCTTTGCAGTCTGGCGATCCAATCGTGTTGGGTCAATACATTGCCGGCTCAAGCGTAACAGCAGGTTCTTACATTACGGCTTTCGGCACCGGTTCGGGTGGCGTAGGCACTTACACCCTGAACACATCTTCAACCGTAGGTTCGGCTGAAACGATGTATGCATCGGGTAACAACTATCTTGGCGATCCAGCTCCGATGCCCCTAGGCGTTGGCCCACTCGGTCGTGTTTACATTTGGGATGTTATCCCAGAGGCTTCGGCTACCAACAACATCTCCACCGCAGCTTCCTATAGCACGGCAGGTAACGCTACGTTGGCAGTAGGTGCTGGCACAACTTCGGTTGTTCGTTCAGACGGCACGACTGTTATTCAGTTGGATTGCCCTCGTGCAGTTAGCATCACCATTGGTACGGGTACGATCACCGCTACCAACGTCACCATTTCTGGTTATGACTATTACAACCAGCCAATGACGCAAGTTATTTCGACTGGCACAACTCAGTCAACCACCGTGAACGGCAAGAAAGCTTTCTACCAAATCAGCCAAGTTGCTGTTGCTGGTAACTGCGGCGGTACGATTGCAGTCGGAACGTCGAACATCTTTGGTTCGCCAGTTCGTATTATTGACGGTGGTTACATTATTGATCCGGGTTGGGCAGGTCAGCTTGCTCCTGATACGGGTACTTTTGTAGCTGCTGATATGACCAATCCTGCTACCTCAAGCACCGGCGATGTTCGTGGTACTTATGCACCTAACACGGGTACATACAGCCCTAACGGTCAAAACCGCTTGGTTCTTTCGATTGCCATGCCTGCTATTGCAGTTGGCCCGAACGCAACCCGCACCGGCGCTCTTGGCGTCACCCAAGCTTAATAGGAGCCTAAGAAATGGCAACTTCATTTAGCAGAATGTCCAAAATGGACACCACTGAGCCTTCAGTTGATGAAGTCGGCAGTGGCATGAAGCGTGGTGGTCATGCACGCAAGAAAATGGCTTTGGGCGGTGGATTGCCTATGGGTCGTATTACTGGTGCAGCCGCTCCCGCATTGGCCGCTCAAATGGCTGCTGTTCGTCCTCGTGGCGCAACTATGATGGCACCTCGTGCAATGGGTCGTCCTGCCTCAGGTATGCCCGTCATGCGTAAAAGCGGCGGTAAGCTTGAGAAAGAAATCCGCAATGAGCGTGAAGAGCTGCATCGTGTAGACGAGCGTCTCAACCGTCATGAGAGCATGAAAGCTGGTAAGGCTCATCATGGTCTTAAGATGGGCGGTAAGGTTGACGTACCCGGCGGTTTGTTGGGTGGCGTTGAGGCTTACGGCGCTCATAGCAAAGGCAAGACTGGCGGCATAGAAGGTCCGGGCTACAAGAAAGGCGGCAAAGCAATGCACAAGGCTATGGGCGGTAAGATTCAGAAAGATACCGTTGCATCTGAAGCCAATACCAAGGTAGTTGGTGCCAAAATGCGCAAGTCAATCTCCTCAAAGACTGGTGCGCTTGAAGGCGTTGGCTACAAAAAAGGCGGTAAGGCTCACTATGCTAAAGGTGGCTCGGTTAAGCCTTACGAAAACACCGAAATGCACGGCGGCCCAAAGATGCCTACCAAGAAGCTCGGTACTGGTGAGATTAAACAATCGCCCGCGGGTTATAAAAAAGGTGGTCACGTCACGCACAAGGCTGAAGGCGGTCATATGCGTATGCATGAGCTAGCCGGTAAGTTCTCGGCGGGTCATGACAAGATTGACAGCCACCCAATGAAGAAAGGCGGCCACGTCAGCCACAAGAAACGTGGTGGTAAGTGCAACTACTAATAGGAACGGGGGCGGCTTAGGTCGCCTCCACCTTTAAGGATAGATTATGAGCAATAACATTGTTGCGTCGGTAACCCGTGGCGGAGCGTATGAGCCTTTTGACCTTCAAGTGGCTCGTGGTCAGATCATGGGTCATAGCGTTGTAAGTCTTTTTGGTTATCAATCTTCTGTTACAACGACTCCAATCCCTATTTGGGAAAATGCAACGACTTACACTTATATTACGTCAGCGTCAACTTTGACGATGGTAAGTACTTCAGCATCTGATGATACTTCTGCAAAAATTTTAATTAGCGGATTGGATTCAAACTTTAATCCAATTTCTGAAACCTTGGCATTAAATGGTATTACTGGTGTCACTACCGTTAATTCATATTTTCGTGTTAATAGCTTGTTGATGGTATCGCCCGGAACGGGACAAAACACTAACGTCGGAACGATTACCCTGAAGCAATCGTCTAATGTGGTAGCTCAAATCAACATCGGTATCGGCAAATCACAAAGCACTATTTATACTGTTCCTGCTGGATATACTTTTTATCTTGATCTGGCTGAGGTTAATAGCTCAAACAGTTACACAGGTAGCTCGATTATTACTTATAAAGTGCAAGCTATCAATAACGTAACTGGGGTTAAGTTAACCGTATTGCAACAGCCGTTCGTGTCAATATATACCGCCTCACGAGCTTCTGACCCGTTTGCTTACTCAGAAAAAACTGATATTCAATGGCAGTTAGTGACAAGCACTGGGACTATTGCCGCTGGTATTATCATTACTGGTAAGTTGATTCAAAACAACAACAACGTCACTGGCGTTGGTACTTAATCATGCCTAGCAAATCCCCTTCACAGCATCGTCTGATGATGGGGGTTGCGCACTCCAAGGCGTTTGCCAAGAAAGTGGGCATCCCCCAGAAGGTCGGCAAAGAGTTTGCTGCGGCTGACGTTGGCAAGAAATTCAAATCTGGTGGTTTGTATGCCAACATCCATGCCAAGCAAGAGCGCATCAAGCATGGATCTGGCGAGCATATGCGCAAACCCAACAGCAAAGGCGCTCCGACTGCGGAAGCTTTTAAGGAATCTGCAAAGACAGCGAAGATGAAAAAGGGTGGCGTATCTCTGGCTGTTGGTCGTGGCGAAAAGTTGCCCACAAAGCAAGGCGCAGGACTTACAGAAAAGGGTCGTGCCAAGTATAATCGTGAGACAGGAAGCCACCTGAAAGCGCCGCAACCACAAGGCGGCAGTCGTAAGAATTCATTTTGTGCCAGAATGAGTCCTATTGCAGAAAAAAGTGAAAAGGGTAGTCGTGCAAGAGCATCAATGAAGCGTTGGAAATGCCCAAATTGGTAATAGGATAAAGCATGAGTACATCAGGAACCGTTAGCACAACCGTAATTACTGTTCAGCAACTTATTGATCACGGCGCACGTCGTGCGGGTAAGCTTGCGGAAGAGTTGACGGTTGAGCAAGTCTCTGCAGCTAAAGATAGCCTGTACTATTTGCTCTCAAGTCTAGCTAACTGGGGTATCAACTACTGGGCGATCAACAAGGTTGTCCTTGGCTTGATCCCAGATCAATACGAATACTACTTACCAGTAGGTACAGTTGACGTTTTGAACGCCAACTATCGTACTTTGACCAACGTCAATACGAACGCATACAGCACTTCTGGTGTCACGCTCAATGCTTTTAATGGTCAAGGCAATTTAATCTGCCAATTGACCAACAATACCGGCTTAATTGGTATTGCACCGGGTTCAGGTAGCCCTGTTTACATCAGCACAATCGGTATTTTGCCTGCTGTAAGTGGCTCTGTAACCGTAGAATTGCAATATTCCTATGACAATATCACTTGGGTGACTGTTGAAGCGCCCGGAGCGGTCAATTGGACTGCAACAACGTGGATTTATTACGATTTAGATCCGTCTGCGACCGCCGGATACTGGAGAATTCAACAGATTTCTGGCGTGAACATGGGTTTTTATCAGGTTGTGTTCGGCACATTGCCTGTCGCCATCCCAATGGCACGCATGAACCGTGATGATTACTCAAATTTGCCAAACAGATCGTTTACTGCGCTGCGTCCGCTGCAATATTGGTTTAATCGTACTATTCCACAGCCAAACATGGAAGTCTGGCCAGTGCCAAATAGTATTGGCCCTCAGATGGAACTGTGGTTGAACAGATACATTCAGGATGTTGGCGATTTAAGTGGTTCAATAGAAATACCACAGTATTTTTATCTAGCCATTCAGTGGGGTTTGGCACATCAGATGGCGTGTGAGCTACCTGCTGTTGATCCATCACGCATTACTTATTGCGAACAGCAGTACGAAAAACATTTAGTCATGGCGCAAAATGAAAACCGTGACAAATCGCCAATATTTTTTACCCCTAATATTTCGGTATACACTAGATAAAGGGTAAAATAAGACCATCATGGAAGCCTTTGTTTATTCGTGGTCAGACCACAAAACCGCTAAGATTTATGTCGGTGTTCACAAAGGCGACACCGAAGATGGGTATGTCTGTTCCTCTAAGCCTATGCTGGTCGAATACAATAAAAGACCAGACGATTTTACCCGTCAGATCATTGCCAAAGGCACATTGAATGATTGCGCTGCATTAGAAGTTGCGATTATTAAACAACTGCTCAAAGACAAAAACACTTGTTATAACCGTGCCGCTGGCAAGATGATCATCAATGATGTTCCGCCTCGTTTAGGTGTGCCGCATTCAGAAGAAGCAAGAAAAAAAATAAGTCAAGCTAATGTTAATCGTAAAGTATCTGAAAAAACAAAACAATTAATGAGTATGCGCCATTCTGGCAATAAATACGCATTAGGGTCAATTCGTTCTGAAGAACATAAATTAGCAATTAGTATTGCCAATAAAAATAAAATTATGTCTTTAGAAACTCGTAAAAAAATAGGTGAAAACACATCTAAAAAGCTTACGGGTAAAAAGTTAACGGCTGAGCATATTGAAAATATGAAAAAAGCTGTTACTGGCAAACCCAAATCAAAAGAACACGTTGAGAAAGTGCGGCGTGCGTTGATTGAATATTGGTCTAAAAAGAAAAAAGAGGCTGAAAATGCCTAGATTCTTAGATACAATAGGTAATAGTACTCTAAGCGTGTTCGTGTGTGACCGCTGCAAAATGAAGCGTCCGTATAGTGATATGCGTCCAGACGGGAATATACCTGCGATAAAGGTATGCTCTGTTTCCTGCTCTGATGAATGGGATCCATACAGACTGCCTGCAAGATCCCCTGAAAAAATCACAATACGGTTTCCAAGACCAGATTTGGATATTGCTGTGTACGATGATGCACTCACGACCGATCCGAATGTTGCGCTTGATCCTAATCAGACACCGCAGCATACAACAGAAGGCGAGTTCGGAATTGCACCGGAGCAAGGCAATACACCTGATGACGGAAATTTGAACAATCTGAGCCCTTGATATGTCGAACGTCAGAATCTCACAACTCCCAACCGCACAAAGCCCTATTACGGGTTCTGAGCTGGTTCCTATTGTTCAAAATGGAGTGACGGTTCAGACTACGGTTTCTGCAATCACTCAAAGCCCATCACTTACTCAACCATTTTTGACCGTCGGTCAACAGCCAACTTTACCTAATAGCCGATACTTTTCTGCTATCAATGGTATTGGCATTACTGACGGCGGCGCTCAAGGCGCTTATACGATTGCGCTTAATGGCACCTCTGGATCGCTAGAATCAGCAGGCACAGGCGTTATCGTCAAGTCTGCAGCCAATACGATCACAGCTAGATCGCTCGCCACAAGCGGTAATGGCATTTCGGTTACCAACGGTAGTGGCGTATCAGGTAATCCAACATTCCAGTTGACTGGTTTAGCGCTGGCATTAGCTAACGCTACTGGTACAGGATTATTGGCGCTTGGATCGTCATCAACGATCAGCCCCGTTACGATTACTGGTACATCAAATCAAATCGGCGTGACAGGCGGTGATGGATCATCCACGCCGACAATTAGCCTTGCAAACAACCCTATTATCCCCGGCACAGCAGGCGTAACCGTTCCTGTGGGTACGACGGCACAGCGTGGATCAACCACGGGTGAGATTCGCTATAACAGCGATACAAGCCGATTTGAGGGCTATTACGCAGGATCGTGGCAGACATTTGGTATCGGCGACGGTACGGTTACTTCTGTCAGCGGTACGACTAACCAGATCAACGTATCAAATGCAGGTGGCATTGCTACGGTCAGCATGGCATCCAACCCAGTCATTCCGGGTACGGGTGCTATTCAGATTCCATCGGGAACGACTGCATCACGTCCAGCATCACCTGTAAACGGTGACTTGCGTTACAACACCACCACGCAGACGTTTGAGGGTTATGCAAACGGCGCATGGGGTGCGATTGTTTCTGGTTCTGGCGTGACCTCGGTAGGCACAGGAACGGGATTAACGGGTGGCCCGATCACCTCGACCGGTACGATTTCAATCGCCAATACCGGTGTTACTGCTACCTCATACGGCTCATCAGCATCAGTTCCTGTTATTGCGGTTAATGCTCAAGGGCAGATTACTTCGGCAGTCAGTACGACTATTGATGCTATTACGCTGACAACCGGCTCAATTACCACTACGCCTGTTAATTCAAACGACATCGTCAACAAGTCCTACGTTGACTCTATAGCGCAGGGCTTGTCTGTCAAAGCGCCAGTTTTATGTGCCACTACTACTAGCATCACGCTGTCTGGCGAACAAACCATTGATGGGATTACGACCTCTGCAAGTCGTGTGTTGGTTAAGAATCAAGCCACCTCGTCGCAAAACGGTATTTACATTTCATCTTCAGGCGCTTGGTCACGATCATCTGATGCTAATACTTGGAATCAATTGGTATCTGCATTTGTGTTTGTTGAGAAAGGAACGACGCAAGCTGACACGGGTTGGACATGTACGGTTGACCCGGGCGGTACGCTTGGCGTTACTGCGGTTACTTGGGTTCAGTTCTCTGGTGCGGGTACTTACACCGCAGGCACAGGACTGACGCTTACTGGTAGCCAGTTCAGCATCACTAATACGGCTGTCACTGCAGGATCATACGGATCAGCTTCATCGGTCGGCACATTCACAGTTAATGCGCAAGGTCAGTTGACGTTGGCTGGTAATGCATCGATTGCGATTGCTTCCTCGCAAGTAACGAGCGGCACATTTACTGTATCGCAAGGTGGTACAGGCGTTGCCACGCTGACTGGGCTTGCATACGGTAACGGTACGTCGGCATTTACCGCAGCGACTGCAGCTCAGATTGTCAGTGCAATTGGATCGACCGCAGTTACGAATGCGACAAACGCAACGACCTCCACCAATCTTGCAGGTGGTGCAAACGGTTCGCTACCGTACCAGACAGCATCTGGCACGACGACATTCTTGGCGGCTGGTACAAATGGTTACATTCTGACGTTGACCGCAGGCGTACCATCATGGCAACCTGCTCCTGCATCTGGCGTAACGACATTCCAGACATCTTTGTCAGGTTTGACCCCTAGCACTGCAACAAGCGGCGCTGTGACGCTTGCAGGTACTTTAGGTGCTACATCTGGTGGAACTGGTCAAAGCACCTATGCTACAGGTGATTTGCTGTACGCAAGCGCTACAAATACTTTATCAAAGTTGTCTGCAGGTACAAACGGTTACGTTTTAACCTTGTCTGGTGGCGTCCCGACATGGGCGGCTTCTACAGGCGGCGTAACATCGTTCTCAGCAGGAACGACGGGGTTAACTCCTAATACTGCGACAACAGGTGCAATTACGCTTGCAGGAACTTTGGCAATAGCCAACGGCGGCACGAATAGTTCATCAACGCCCACTGCGGGTGCGGTTGCATATGGCACAGGTTCTGCTTATTCATTTACTGCGGCAGGTACATCTGGTCAAATATTGCAGTCAAATGGATCAAGCGCTCCAACTTGGGTAACATTCAGTGGCGGCGCAACAATCACTAATGATACGACTACATCAACGTATCAGTATCCTATTTTTGCAGAAGCAACATCTGGCTCATTATCTACAGCTTATATTCAAAGTTCGCTATATAACTTTAAGCCTAGCACAGGTGAGCTTCAAGCGGCGGAGCATATATCAACAAACGGCTTGACGCTGAATAATGCGACAGTAAATACTAGTTATACAATCCCAACGGGTTATAACGCCGTGAGTGCTGGGCCAATGACAATCGCTTCGGGCGTAACG